CTTGACCTTCATTGCTTGTTAACTGACTCATAGCAATGCGCATGCTTGCAACAATAACACGACGCTGGTTGATGACTTCGTCGTCTGTGTCAATACGCATAGCACGATGGTTACCAACTACGAAGTTGCGTGGATTAACCATAACAGCTAAAACTTCGTCAGCTGTTGTACCTGTCATTTGTGCACTAACAACAACTGGAGTTTGAGCAATTAAGCCAACCTGACCAGTAATTAGTGTGTTACGTGCTTCACTAATCTTGTCTGTGCTTTGGAAAGTGTTGTCCTCTAGTAAGTCATAGTAGGCTGTTTGACTAACAAAGCAAATTAGCTCACTGGGCTCTAAGCCCCAAACACCTAGTGCACGACGTGCAGCTTGGAATTGTGTAAAGGTAAATTTATTACCAACTGCAACTGTAGGACTTGATGTTGCAGCTAAGTCATAAGCACTGAAACCTTTTAGTAGAGCAGTAACTTGACCACCAGCAGCAACGGCACCTGTACCGTTACCTAGTAACATGGCTCTGTCTAGTGTTTTAGCCATACGGCGACTAATAGCATCACGAATTAGTGGAACAATAGCGATAAGACCATCTTCCTCTTCTTCAAACGCAATATACTCTTTAGTAGCTAGTTTTGCGCTTTCGATTGTGATTTCTTTTAGCGCATGCTTTCTTTCGTCACCACTGCTAGCTGTAGCACCATAGCTTGTGTTAGCTACCCAGGTTGCATCTGCACCAGCATCTGGATTAATAGGCAGCTTCATAAAAGGCTGTGGCATTGCAATCTGACGGATTGTACCAGCAACTACTAGTTGACGACGAATTTCGTTTTCAATGTTTGTGCTAACTTCTAGTTCCCAAGTTTGGCTGGGTAGACGAACTGATGCACCATGACCACCACCGCTACCAGCAGCACCAGCTGTACCACCACTAGCGTACTTTTGTGCTAGGCTTTTAGCATACTTGGTATCTTCAATACCTTTACCAGTGATTTTGCTAATAAACACAGCAGCTTCTTTTTCTGCATATGTAGCGCCTTCGCCATCGCGCTTGTCAGTAAACTGCATACGGCTCTTTTGAATAGCTTCTAGTTCAGCAGCTTTTTCTTTTAGAGCAGTTTCTAAGCCCTCAAGCGCACTCTTGTGGCTTTCAGCTTGTTCGTTAAGACGCTTTTCAACGTCGGCTAGTAGGCGCTCTGCACCTGTGTCAACTGTTTGCACTGAGGCAACAGCTGCTTTGATTTTTGCTTGTAGCTCTAGTTCTGCTTTTTCTTGAGCAGCTTTTTCTGCTAGTGCTTTAGCTTGTGCTTCTACAACAGCTTTAGCAGCTTGCTCAGCAGCTTGCGCTGTAGCTTTAGCTAACATAAGTTCTAGTTCTTTTGGATCCATGTTCCATTTCCTCTCGTTTGCGCTATTTGCTACCGCGTGATTATCAAGCCCTTTAGCTGATTGATCACTAACTGCAAATTGCTGTTTAAATAACTCAAATTCCTCGGCAGTATCAAATGCTTTGGATAGACTAAAAAGCGTGTTTTGATTAGCAGGAATACTAACCACACTAATCTCATGTAATTCTAGGTCTTTGATTAAAAATACTTCTGCGGCGCTGTTATACTCGGCATCCTTGACCCTAAACCCAATACTAAAGGCACTTAGGATTCCCTTTTTAACTAGTTTATACACATTGTCTGCAGCATCCGAGATAGTGGCTTTGATCCACAGTCCCCGCTCATCTACACGGTGTTCAACCATTTTACCTACAGGCATCTGATGATTGTGATAGGCTAGTATAATAGGATTTTTAAGGTAATTTGCTAAACCCTTTTCCCATACACTAGTAGGTACTACATCGCCTACCCTATCAACATCATTTGTTGAAGCATAACCTTCAATGGTTATAGCATCAGATGCCTCATCGGCCGCTTTGGTAGTAAACCTGGAATTAAAGTAAATAACTTTATTTTTAACGTCCATACTACTCCTTAGCTGCTTGTGGCCTACCGCCTATAGACGGATTGGCTGCTGAACCTGCTATATTAGCAGGGATTCTAATTGTATCCTGACCATCAAGTTTGGGATACCGTAATTCTATTCTGGCTTCATTTGGTGTTATAATACCGCCGTTTACTAAGCTAGCGTGATAGCTTGCTATGTCTTTAAGCTCAGGCTGCAGTGCACTAACGCTGCTGGTTATTGCTTCTACATCATAGCCAAAGTATCGCTCTACTGCACTAATATACAGTCTGGTTAGTGGTAGCACTGTTTCTAGGTAAAACAATCTAAGATTGGGACTAATATTAGCATTGTTGCCGCCTTGCAACAGTATAGGTGGTACACCTACAGCTGTCATTATGCGTTCGCTGTGTGTTTTTATTGCTTGATCAAAATCTAAATCGCTGAAACTTTGATCTGACAGTTTATGTGGTTTTAATCCACTGTCTAGTATAATAGGTCGCTTACCACCACTTTTAGCATTATATCGCTGCTGCCAGTAAATTAAGGTTTTTTCTTTGGCTGCTGGACTTAGTGTGTTTTCACTGGTAAGCACTAGGCCAAACACAGTGCCGTTGTCAAAAAACTTTTGCTGAAACTCCTGCATGCTATACAAGATATTTATATTTTCTTGACAAGCTGTTAGCCTGCTAGCTCCACGATAAATACTGTCACTGCTCAAGTCTTTAAAGTAAAATACTTCACTGTCCTTAAAGTCTACATTACCGCTGTAGCGATAGCCACGAATATACAATTTAGGGTCGGTTTGTATGTCTACATTATACGCTGGCAAGTGGTACATAAGGGTACCATCATAGTGTATAAAAGCATTACCCTCTAACAACAAGTCCTTGAAAATCTCACGACGAAAATCTTGTGCTGACTGATAGGGGTTGGGACGAAAGTTAAGCAGTGTGTTTAGTGTTTTTTGACGAACACCAACAGTAACTCCGTCATGTACTTTATCTTTAATATCATAGTCTAAGCTAGCGCAAGCACTAACTACCATGTTTACGCTTCTATTTACACTGTCTATGTGCTTAAAAGCAGCTTGATGTGTTAGTATTTGTGTTGAACTACTAACATCACCGCCTTCATCATAGTGTATTTGCTGTTGAGCTGGATTTAAT